GCAGAACTTCTCTGTGGTTATGACGGGTATCCCAAGCGAATACAACTTTGATGGCGTGGATGCAAACTACAACGCCAAAGTAACAGTGTATCCAAGGCCAGATGGCGTGTATAGCCTCATGTTTGCACTGGCAGTTCCACAGGCTCCATTGGCGGCAGATAGCACTGTTATTCTTGTGCCTGATGTGGTTGTTGCTCAAGGTGCGTATGCAAGGGCATTGGTTGAGCGTGGTGAAGATGGTGGTCTATCTTCGTCTGAGGCTTACACACTGTTTCGATCCATGTTGTCGGATTACATTGCCTTGGAGGGCAGTCGTTATCCTGAGAACCAAGAGTTTGTTCCGCAATGAGCCAACAAATCCAGACCTTTTCTGTATCGGCTCCAGGCTTCTTTGGGCTGAACACACAGGACTCTCCGCTTGATTTAGCGGCTGGATATGCTGCGATTGCAACAAACTGCGTGATTGACCAATACGGGCGTATTGGCTCTCGTAAAGGCTTTTCAAGGGTTAACACATCCTCTGGCAACCTTGGTGCAAATAATGTAACAGTCATCCATGAGTTGGTGCAGACTGATGGCACTTTGACTGTTCTGTTTGCTGGAAACAACAAGCTGTTTAAACTCAGTGGAACAAATGTTGTTGAGTTGACCTATGGGGGGGGAGGTACTGGCCCCACCATTACCGCAAGCAATTGGCATTGTGCTTCTCTGAATGGAATCACATATTTCTTTCAGTCAGGCTATGACCCACTGATCTATGACCCTGCTGTAAGCACCACCACATATAGGCGTGTGAGCGAGAAAAGCGGTTATGTTGCGACTGCTCCACAAACCAACATTGTTATCTCTGCCTATGGTCGCTTGTGGACTGCTAGTAGCACTTCTGACACTGTAACTGTCTACTTCTCTGACTTGCTGGCAGGGCACATCTGGTCAACAGGAACTGCTGGTTCTTTGGACATATCACGGGTATGGCCCAATGGGTCTGATGAGATTACAGGATTGGCAGCTCACAATGGGTTCTTGTTTATCTTTGGCAAGCGTCAAGTATTGATTTATGCAAATGCAACTACCCCATCAAGTCTGTCTCTGAGTGACACCATCAGTAACATTGGTTGCATTGCAAGGGACTCCATTGCCAATACAGGCAGTGATGTGGTTTTCTTGTCAAACAGTGGTGTGCGGTCATTGCTCAGAACCATCCAAGAGAAGTCTGCACCTTTGCGTGACTTGTCTAAGAATGTGCGTGATGACTTGATGACGATTGTGAATGCTGAGACATTAGCAAACATCAAGGCAGTCTATTCAGAGTCAAATGCCTTCTACCTGATTAACTTCCCGACTGCCACCCAGACATACTGCTTTGACACCAAGGCGGCTTTGCAAGATGGTTCTTCACGGGTAACTGTGTGGGATTCCATCACTCCAACTGCTTTCCTTGCTAAACGCAATGGAGACTTGTTGATTGGCAAGAATGGTTATGTGGGCAAGTATGGAACTTACCTTGACCACACAAGCACATACCGATTGCAGTACTTCACCACTTATGCTGACCTGGGTGCGCCCAATGTCACATCTATTCTGAAGCGCATTGCTGTGGTGGTGATTGGTGGTTCAAGCCAAGGATTCATCATCAAGTGGGGATATGACTTCACAGGTCAGTATTACGCCACCACATTGCAAATTCCTCAGTCTACTGTTGCTGAATATGGTACTGCTGAGTATGGGGCAAATGGTGTTCCTGTTGCCTACTATTCAGATGGTATTTCTTTGCAGACTTTGGTTGGTCAAACATCAGGTTCTGGCAAGACTGTGCAGACGGGTTATGAAGTGCAGATCAATGGGTATCCTGTGAGCATTCAAAAGATTGAGATTCAAGCCAAGAATGGCAAACTGGTTTAAGGAAGAAACATGGCAAATTACACCAAAACCACCAACTTTGCGGCTAAAGATGCTTTGTCGCCAGGGAATGCAAGCAAGGTTGTCAAGGGAACTGAGATTGATACTGAGTTCACCAACATTTCCACTGCCATTGCAACCAAGGCAGATGGAACCTTCACCAATTTCAGCTTTGTTGAGAGTGGGTCTAATCTACTTATTCGTCACTCAGGAACAGATGTGATGAAGATTGACAGTTCAGGTAACTTGACTGTGTTGGGCAACATTGTGGCTAACGGCACTGTTTGATGAAAGCAGTACAAAATAATCTCAATGTAACTTGCAAGTGCTTGCAGGTTCTTTTGGCATTGGGGGTGTGACATGACAGAACAAGAATTAAAAAATTATTATGTATACAACAAAACAACGGGTGAGTTAGAGTCATATCCTCAAGTAGCAGCCCAACCTGGGTTTAATGTAAATGCAGAAGTTCTTTTCGACCCTGCTGGAAATAGATACGTTGGCTCTGAGTTACAGGCTGCGATAAATGCAAATAGGGGCGGCGGTGGAGTATTTGGCTCTATTAGTCGTGAACTGACAAATATTTATCAACCCGTTGAAAAGGCGATAAGTACAAATCTAGCCCAACTAGACAAAGATTTAAGCCTTTCTCAAAATGCACCACTGATTGCTACCATTGCTGCATCTGTTGCATTGCCTGGAGTTGGTGCAAGCATTGGTAACTCTTTACTAAGTGCTGGACTTCTTCCTGCTGGAACTACTGTAGCTACTGCTACGGCAGTTGGAAGTGGTTTAGCAAATGCCGCCTTACAGGTTGCTCAAGGTAAATCTCCAGAAGATGCCTTGAAAGCTGGCGTTGTTGGTGCTGCTGGTGGTGCTGTTGGAAATTATCTTGTTGGGGACGCTGGGACACTAAAGAATTTTGTCACCAGTACATCAACCAATCTTTTGGCTGGCAAAAACCCAGAAGATGCTGTTATCGCAGGTATTGCTAGTAGTGGTGCTGGTCTTGCTGGACGCACTGTTGCTGGAGCAACGGATTCTGCTGTCGCTGGTCAAGTAGCCGCAGGAACTACTGCTGGATTACTTACTGGCAAGACTGCTGAACAAGCATTGGTTCAAGGTGTTAGCAACATAAAGTTGGACTCTCTTATTCCAGATTCTGGGGTAACAGTTGCCACTGAACAACAAGTTCTTGCTGGACAACAAGACTTGCAGAATCAGTTGGCTCCTTTTCAGGTGGACACAACTGCATCAGCATTTGACACAAAAGACATTATTGATGATAGTTCTGGATTTACTGTGTCGCAACCAGCAACACCGATAACCACTGCAACACCCACAACACCGATTACTGTAAATACCGGAGGAAATATGGCAACAAGTTACACAGAAGACCCGTATGGCTACAGCGGAGTGCCAGACACTGCATATGATGTAGAAATGAATGCTCCTGCAACTGAGTTAACGGATACTACTTCATACGACTATTCTCCTGAAGAACAACAGATTATTTATCAGTTGGCTCAAGAGGCTGGTGGAACGCAATCTGTCGCGGATGCTTACGCATTAACTGACCAAGCAATCAAGGACTATTCAAAAGGAACTGGTTTAACGCTTAAAGATGCTGTTAAGTTCTTTAAAGATAATCCAAATCTTGCTAAAACTGCAACCAGTTTGATTGCTGGTGGTGTTGGCTTGTTTGGCACTAAGTTGGCTACTGACACTGCTAGAGAAGCAGCTAGAGTTGCCGCTGAAGCACAGAAGTTCAAGCCTGTTGGCGTGACCACTAGGTTTGGCACAACAGACTACACATACGATGCTGAAGGCAATCTTAAAACTGCTGGTTACACGCTAACCCCAGAATTAAAGGCAATTCAAGATAAGTTGATGGCTGGTGCAACTCTGAGTCTTGATGAGGCAAAGAAGGTTGCAGACCTATATGACCCACTGAAAAAGGCATCTGCAAGCCTGTTTGACTTGGGCACATCGTATCTTGCTAAAACTCCAGAGCAAGTTGCCGCTGACTACATGGCAAAGCAACAAGACTTGTTGGCTCCTAGCCGCGAGCGTCAAATGTCTCAGTTGCAAAACACTTTGTTCCAAACGGGTCGTGGTGGCTTGTCTGTTGGTGCAACCAGTGCCCGTCCTAGTGGTGCTAGAGGTCTTGGTGCAACCACTCCTGAGATGGAAGCCTACTACAACGCATTGGCTCAACAAGATGCTGCTTTGGCGGCAGGGGCACAGCAAGCAGGTCAACAGAGTGTTCTGTTTGGCAAAGGGTTACTTGGTGCTGGTGGTGAGTTCCTTGGCAAGTACACTGCTGGTCAAACCGGAGCCTATGATCCATTTAAGAGCCTGTTGAGTACTGCTGGCACTGTTGAATCAATGGGTGCTGGTGCATTGGATGTGGGTACTGCATTGGGTGGTAGAACTACTACTGCGGCAACTAATGCGGCAAGAACTTTGTTGCCAACCTCATCTGTTAACCCATATAGTTCGTTGTTTACGAGCCTTGCAGATGATCCATCATTTAAAACCGCACTTCAAGAGTTTATAAGCGGTGGTTCTACTGGAACAAATTATGGTACGGCAAGTCGTGCAAACGATGTAAATACACCTTTCTAAGGAATAGTCATGGCAGAAATTGTTGGAAGTTTATTTGGGGTGACTCCTGAGTTGTACCAAGAGCAACGGGATCAAATGGCTCGTCAACGGGCTATGCAATTGGCACGAATGGCTCCTCTTGAGCAAGCATCCTATGGCGCTGCCAGGGCTGGTCAGCAATTGGGCGGTGCATTTGCCTCTGCAATGGGTGTAGAAGACCCCCAGATGCGTTTGATTAGCCAGCGCAATGCTTTGGCACGACAATTTGATGTAAGCACTCCTGAAGGTCTTGCTCAATATGGACAGGCTTTGCAACAGGGTGGAGATACTGCTGGAGCATTAGAGGCTATAGCAATGAGTCGGAAAATGACTCAAGAAATGGCTTTAACTGGTCAAAGACAAGCCGCACAAAGAGCATCATTGGCTACTGCCGCTAAGACAGAGTTGTCTATTGAGCAAGAAAACAAACTGCGTAATGAGTTATCTCAATTACCACCAGATGCAACACAAGAGCAAGTTCTTGGGGTAATAACCAAGTATGGTTCTCCAGACAAGATTCTTGCCGTATTGCAAGGTACTGCTGACAAAGCCGCCGCTAACCAAGCCAGAATTGATGCGGTTAATTCTGCTAATCAAGCAAAAATTGATGCGGCTAAAATTGCGGCTGATGCAAAAATTGAAGCGGCTGAAAAGGCTGGCGCTACTGCTTTGCAAATTGCTCAGTTGAGAGCAGATAATGCAAGAGAAGTGAGACAGTTAGCAGCATCTCTTAAAGGGCCAAAAGTACTTGCTCCTTCATTGCAAAAAGAAGAAGACAAAGAACTTGAGTTGGTTGACTCTTTGGCAGCAAGGGAGGCTTCATTGGCTCCTGCCATTGCATCTTTGACTATTGATCCAAAGACTAATAAAGCGCCATTAGAGTTAGGGCCGCTTAATAACGCAAAATATTTGGCTCAAAATGCTGCTGGAAGGTCTACTGATGAAAGTAGAGCATACGCATCTTTGCAAAGGGCCGTTCAAGAAGCAACCAACCTTAAAACAGATGCCGCTAAAGGCGTTCAAACTGACAAGGATGTGTTGCGTTTTGCAAATGAACTTATTGCTGCTTTTGGCGGGAATGATACAAAAACAAGTTTAGAGGCGTTAAGTAACTTTGTTAAAGCAACAGGAAAGGCTAAAGAAAATGCTCAGAAGCGCATTGATAGTCGCCGCAGATCACAGGGCGTAGAGCCGTATTACGGCCCTGCTGCTGGTACTGCACAAAACCCAATCAAACTGGATTAAAGGTAAGCATCATGCCGACTGTTTATGAATACAAGGGCGTATCCTACGAATTGCCTGATGGCTTATCTAATGAGGCTGCACTAGCCAAGATTAAAGCGAGTTTAGGTGGTGAACCTTCTGCTCAACCAGCTCAAGAGCCTCAAGTTCCTGCTGAGACAAGGATAGAGCCTTCTATTGCTCAACAATTGGCAAGACAAGCTGGTTTGGCTGGCAGGGCAGTCTATGAAGGTTTTACCGCCCCTGCAACCACTGTTCTTGAAGGCGTAAAAGGCGCTTATAACTTGGGTTCTGCATTGCTTGGTTCTGAGAGTCGGATGCCAAGTGCAGCAAGAGCGCAAAGCCAAATGCTCACGCAAGCTGGCGTGCCAGAGCCACAAACAATGGCAGAACGGGCGGCACAAGCTGGTATGCAAGGTTTAGTTGGTGGTGCTACTGCGGCAAAAGCACTGCCTGGAACTATTTTTGGTCAAGATTTGGTTCGTCAGTTACCAGCTACCGCAGTTGCTCCAGCAGTTGCTCAACCAACCGCAGAATTAACAAAAGAAATAACTGGAAGCGACTTAGCGGCTACTGTTGCTGGCATTGGAGTTGGAGTGCTTGCTGGCTCTGGTGCAGCTAATTTTGCTGGGAAACTTGCAGAAGGCAAACAGCCTGTTTTGACAATGCAAGATGTCAAACAACGGGCTGGTAGAGCCTACACAAAGGTTGATGACTTAGGCATTGTTTTGTCAGACCAAGGCGCAAAAGACTTGCTTGGCAAAGTCTCTACTGACTTAAATGCAGCCAGATATTTACCAGAAAATGCTCCTGCTGTCCAAACAGTTTTGAACAAATACGAGTCGATTGTTGGCAAAGGTAATGTGTCGTTCAATGATGTTGACCAAATGCGTCAACTTGCTGGTGATTTACTTAAAAGTTCAGATAAGAATATATACAGACTTGGGAAGCAAATGACATCATCTATTGATGATTATGTTGCAAACCTGAGTCCAAAAAACATTGTTGCTGGACAAGGCGGCATTGATGAAGCAGTTAAAACCATTATGTCAGCTAGAAAAGACTGGAGAAATCTAAGTCGAGCAACCACATTGGATGACATCTTGAACATTGCAGATGCAAGGGCGCTTGATCCAAAGGCATCTGAGAGCGAGTTGGTTCGCCGTGGGTTTATTAACTTAGTTGCCAACAAAGAAAAGTTTGGTTTGTTTAGTAAAGATGAGCAAGCGGTGATTCGCAAGGTTGCCAGTGGTGGTAATTTAGACACTGTTCTTTCATTTGTTGCTAGATTTAACCCAGAACGCAGTCAACTTATTGCTGGTGGAGTGGTTGGGTCTGGTGTTGCAAGCACTGAAAGTCTGAAATACACAGTTCCAATTGCTGCCGCAGGATTTACTGCTGACAAACTGCAAGCACGACTGCGCCAACAAGCTGCACAACAGGCAATGTCTGGGCTTCTTTCTGGGACAACGCCATCTCCTACTCAATCAATGAATTGGAGAGGTTTAATGAGTGGTGCAACAAACCCGCCTTTCGTTGAGTAAACAAGGGGCGCAAGATTGATCCTCTCACCCTTCTGGCAATGGCAAATGGCTGTGTCGCAGCTATTCGCAAAGGCTGTGAACTCTATAAAGAGGTCAAGGGAACTGTTGCCGCAGCCCAAAAGACTGTTAAAGAGGTCACGGCTATTGCTGAAGAAGTGGGTGGCTTCTTTGGGTTCTTTAAGAAGAAAAAGCCCAAGCCCACAGCCCCTGTTGTTGCTCCCAAAGCAAAGAAGGCTGAACCAGAGGTTTGGGATGAGAACAAGGTTGTCTCTGACTTGGCGGCTAATCTGTCGCAGTTCTTCAAAGTTCAGCAACAGCTTGCAGACCACATTCGGGAAGAAGAAGAAAAGTCTAAAAGCGTCTATGACCCAAATCAGAACATCATGGAGTCTGCGCTAAACAGGGAACTTGCCAAGACGCAGTTTGAAAAATTAGCCAAAGAGATTCGAGAGATTATGGTGTATCAGTCACCCCCAGAGTTGGGGAACTTGTACACCAGGGTGAATCAAATGAGGGTCATCATCATTGCTGAACAAGAAGAAGCAAGGTTGGCTCAAGAAAAGAAACAGCGAGAGGTTGAATGGCAACGCAGAAGGGTGGTCGAGGCAATCCAAGACAAGGCAATCTACGGGGTAGCTTGTTTAGTGTTCGTCCTGTACCTAGTCCTGTTCTTCAGCCTTCTAATAATGGATCGAAAGGTACGATGGGGTTTCTAGTCGCATTAGTTGCTATGGTCTTGGTGTTTGTATTGTTGTTGCCATTGCTTGGCAGCATCTATTACGACACCTTGGCGGTTCAACGCGAGAGCAAAATGCAGATTGAGCGCATGGAAAGACTGCGCCAGCAATTAGAGTATGAACGTAAACAACTTGAAAGGTTAAAAAATGATAACTCTGTTCTCATCCCTGGTCAGCTTCCTGATGGGCGGCCTCCCAAAAATCCTTGAGTTTTTCCAAGACAGGGCCGACAAAAAGCATGAACTTGCTTTGGCTGCAATGCAAACTGAGCGAGAACTGACGCTTAAAAAGGCTGGTTTAGAGGCGCAAGAACGCATTGAGCATATTCAGACTGAACAAATACAGATCAACGCAGAGGTTACTAATGCCCAGACAGCCATGCAGGAGCGCCAAGCCCTCTACGCCCACGATATAGCCCTTGGTGAAGGTGCAAGTACTTGGGTCATTAATATGAGGGCCGCAACCCGTTCAGTCATCACTTACGGGATGTTCCTGATGTTTATGTTTGTTGAGGTCTTTGGCTTCTACTACGCTTGGCATACAGATGTAGCATTTGATGTTGCTTTAAACCAACTGTGGGATCAAGATACACAAATCATTTGGGCTTGTATTGTGAGTTTCTGGTTTGGTGGTCAGGCGTTCAAAAAATGAACATCAGTGCTAAAGCTGTGGAGATGATTAAGCACCATGAAGGTGTGCGGTTTAAACCATATCGTTGCCCAGCAAAACTCTGGACAGTGGGCGTAGGCCATGTTTTGTATCCAGAACAAGGAAAACTGCCCATAGACCAGCGCGATGCATTCGCCTTGCGCCTTGAAGACAATCGTGTATGGACAAAGGAAGAAGTAGATGGAATTCTCAGAAGTGATCTTGCAAGGTTTGAGCGTGGTGTGGCCCAACTTCTTCCAGTTGTCCTTACCCAAGGTGAATTTGATGCTTGCGTCAGCTTTAGCTTCAATGTTGGTCTGGGAACATTACAGCGCAGCACCTTCCGTCAAAAGGTTATTCGTGGCGATAAAGATGCGGCAATAGAGTCTTTGTTGCAGTATTGCAAGGCTGGTGGCAAGGTTCTGAGAGGCCTAGAAAACAGACGAAAAGATGAGGCGGCATTGTTTAAATCTTAAATTGTCATAGACGTTTCATACTATAGTATTTCAATGCGCTAATGATTATTCGCGCAGACACCCGCAAAGATTCAGTACAAGACAGACTTTCTGCACTACAAAATATCTGTTTGCCGTATGACAAGCCCGATGACACAAATTTTGGGACTTGGTGGATTGCTGCTGAGAATGGCGTGGATATTGGTTTCGCGGGTCTTGTTCGCTCTGTGCGGTGGGTTGATTGTGGCTACCTTTGTCGTGCTGGTGTTATTCCTTCTCATCGTGGACAGGGATTACAGAAAAAGTTTATTCGCGTCAGAATTAGACAAGCAAAAGCTATTGGGTGGAAATGGTTAGTTTCTGACACAAGATTCAATCCTGCTTCCGCCAACAGTTTGATAGCTTGCGGTTTCAAAATGTTTGAACCTTCTAAACCTTGGGGTTGCAAAGACACCCTTTATTGGCGAAAGAAACTGTAATGGCTATCACTAATTTTTCTGACGAACAAGTCATTCAAGCTATTCAAAGTAGCGACTCAATGGACAAGGCGAGCAGGATGCTAAACATTGATATTTCCGCGCTTTACAAAAGGCGCAGACGAATTGAACATAGAACTAAACAAAAGATTGAAGCACCTCAAGCGGAAAAGAACAATCAGTACGCACATTTTCAAGTTTCATTAACCCATCCGCATAGCAACAGTTTGGGTATCCTTAACGGGACAGTGATTGTTTTTTCTGACGCACACTTTTGGCCAGGCATCCACTCTACTGCCTACAGAGGTCTTTTGTGGGCCATCAAAGAACTCAAACCCAATGCCGTAATTGCCAATGGCGACATTTTTGATGGTGCTGGAATCTCTAGACACCCACGAATCGGCTGGAGTAAAGCACCTACAGTCATTGAAGAACTAAAGGCGTGTACTTTGGCGATGGGAGAGATCGAAGAAACGGCTAAAAAGGCCCGTCACAACGTCAAACTGATATGGCCTTTGGGCAATCACGATGCGCGGTTTGAGACGTTCCTAGCGGCTAATGCGCCCCAGTATGAGCAAGTAAAGGGCTTTAGCTTGAAAGACCATTTCCTAAGTTGGGAACCATGTTGGTCAGTATGGCTAAATGAATCCACTGTTGTTAAACATCGTTTCAAAGGTGGTATCCACGCAACACATAACAATACGATGTGGGCAGGTACTAACATTGTCACGGGACATTTGCATAGCTTAAAAGTCACTCCGTTCTCTGACTACAACGGCGTGAGATACGGCATCGATACTGGAACCCTTGCGGAACCTTATGGCCCACAGTTTGAGGATTACACAGAAAAAGGCCCACTCAACTGGAGATCGGGCTTTGCTGTGCTAAATTTCCACAATGGCAAGTTACTGCTTCCCGAACTGGTGACAACACACGGCCCCGATTCCATTGAATTTAGAGGCCGCGTGATTCCGCTTACTTAACTTCTTCCGCGTCATCTTCCGCGCTATCTTCATCTTCGTTATCTTCAAAAACGATTGGATTCCACGCACCAGCCCAACCTTCTGACTCTTGGAATTCGACAAATTCCTTGATGACTTCAATGATGTCAAAGTCATGAGTTTCAATGGTAAGTTTAGTGTCAGCCAACCAACCCATATCAATTTCAATCTTGTACATGATTTCTCCTTGAACTGCGGATTGCAGCCAGATCATATTATGGTTGGCAGATGACACAATTATTTGTGTAGTTGCTACATCTAAGAATTTGATTTGGCTTTATGTTGATTGACCATTCTTAGGACTGTCTCATGTGAGATAAAGCGATGCCCATTAAAGCATTCCCTTCGTCTGACAAGTATGTTTTCCACAGTTTTTGTATGCTGAACAAAGGATACAGCCCCACATTCTGGGCACTTCATACCGGAGTTATTTGTACTCTTAGGATTCATTCAATGCCATCCAAACGATTAGGCAAACGCCTCCAATGGCTAACGCAATGCCTAGAAATCCTATGGCAAAGATAGTGATGATTGTCTCAATCACAAACACCCCGCATTTCCCATCCTGCAATAAAGTAGTTCCATCTGCCTTGCATGGCGGGATTGGTGTACTTGTCGCCTGTCATGGCTAGATCAGTCTCTACATAGCCCTTAGAGGACATAAGTGCGTGGAATACTTGTCTTGCTTTCATTTCTTCATGTTCCTTACATAAGCTGTAAACGACTGAATCGTGTCTTTGCCAAAAGATAGAGTGCATTTCTCAATGTGCTGGGCGACTTCTTCAATCACTTCATTCCTAGCGTTGTTCTCAACATAACGCATGATCTGGTGCTTGCGTGAACCTTGCAGACCCCAATCACCCTGGCGCTTTGCCAACTCCTCGAAAGCCTCGTCTTCAGGTTCTTTCATCTGCAATCTCCTGATCGTTGCGCTTGATTTCATGCTTCAGATATGCCAAGTCAGCATAGGACAACTCGTCTGTTATGTCCTTGATTTGCAGGTTAAAGCGCATCCACTTGACTGTTTTCTCACAGTAAGCAATTAAGCCAACAGAATCATCTGCTTCATGCCATTGGTAATCAACCTCAATGCGGTCAATCTCTGGATTGAAGTCATCGTCTACCCAATCAAAAGGCACAAATTCAATTGTTTGCATCATTCACTCCTATCTGTTCAATGTCTTGTGCGGCAAGGAGGGCATCCAGGGCCACAGATTTAAGGATTACAAGGGCACTCTCTGGCAAGGATGGATTGAGAGCCTTGTGAGCCTCTACATCCTGCCAGAAAGCGTTTAAACGATTGGTTTGTTGTTGGTTCATGCGTCAATTCTGCCTTGTCTGACAGAGATTGGAATAGGGATTTACCCTACCTTACGCATAACCCTTTGGAGTCGCCCAGAAAGCCCTTTACGGGTTCCAATGACCTCAATGAAGCCCTTGTCAATCAGCGCCTTGTATCGGGCTGTGACGCTTGAATAGGGCAGGAATGGTAGTTTGGCAAGCACATCATCTGAGATACAACCATCTGGCCCGTAGGCTGCAATGGTTTCAAAGACCAATGACTCCATCTTTGTGGTGTCGATTGCCTGTGCTGCCATGTGGGAAGTGGCAGGGTCTTCTCTGCGAGACAGTTTAAACGGCGCAGTTCCAAAGAACTTCTCGACTGCACCACCAAACCAAATTTTGTCTAATTTTGTCATCATTCACTCCTATCAAATGGGGCCGTAGCCCCGTGAGGTTTATCAGAATTTATTTCTTTGTGCCGTTGCTTGTGGCATGGTTGGCAAAGCCACATGATCTCCAAAGGCTTGTCGTAATCCTCGTGATGAGCGAGTGATTTTTCTTCTCCGCATCGAATGCAGGGACTATGTACAAGACTCCCTTTTCTAATGGCTCTGGCAACTGCCAGATGTGCTTTAGAACGACGATTGTCTTCTGCTCTCCATGCTTTGTTGACTTCAGCCGCCATCTTTGCCCTCGCAGGGTTTTTTGCTCTGGCTTTGTCGTAGGCACGAATTTTCTCAAGATTTTTATTCCTGTGATTTGTCGCATCATTTTTCGTACATTCTTTACACTTGTTAAGATGGCCATCGCCCATTGCGCTGTGTTTGTAAAACTCATCCAACGGCTTGATGGCCTTGCACTTAAAACACTCTTTAGAACGAACCATGTTGTACTCCTGTGCTGGCAATACAACCATTATAGACCCGTTCTAATTAAAAGGTATATCGTCATCCGCATAAACTATCTTTTTAGGATTAGCTGCTGGTGGTTGGGCATCCTTGGGATTGACTGCCAAGCCCATGAACTTGCCACTCTTGCCCTCTTTGATCCAAGCACTCAACCAATAATCTACGCCATCAACAGTGATGTTGCCTTTGTAGTCAGGTTGGTTAGCTGATTCCTTTTTGTCGTTCTTAAACAAAACGCCAGAGTTGTCTTTCTTTTCCATATTAGCCTTTCAAGCCTTTCAATGTTTCACCATGTTTTTTCAATGCGCTGCGGACATTACTTGGAAGCAATGCCCATAACGCCACCTTTTCCTCCTGGTCATGGATTCCCAGGTATTCCTCATAAGCCCCGATCAAGTCATCTGCGTTGATTCTGTCGGCAATGGCAATGGCAACATCTGCAATGATGTTCTGCCTGTCCTTAGAAACAATCACGCCATCAGTAGGCTTGATGGTCTTCTTCTCTGAGCCTGTTGTAGCGTCAAGCGCATCATGCTCAATTATGTGAAAAACGCTTACAAAAAGATACCTCGTTAAATAAGTCTGAACAGCGCCAAGGTTCTGCACTTCATGGCAACCCTTTAAGGCTGCTGAAGACATTGGGCTGGTGAAAAGTATTTTTTCTTCAGGCTTTTCGTTGTTCACAATCTCCATCACTGCTTGGTCAATCCCAAATCTAATGACAGAGGTGAGGCCAACCTCGTTGAATATTTCGAGAGCAGGAAGAACAAAGTCTCCCAGTTCAAAATATGTGTAATTGGCAAACTTGTTGTGGCCTGATTTCTTGAGTGGTTTTTTGTGAAACCTTAAACGGGCTTCGTTCAGTTTTTGATATACATTCATTCGTAACTCCTGTTGAAAAATGAGATTTAATTGTGTCAGACTTTGTTGAGAATTCTATAGGTGTTTTCCCTAGCTTGTTCTCCTTGTGCTTGTGTGATCCACATTGTCAGCATAGTGAGTTCATGCTGGATTGAAGTGATATCACCCGTGAACCCGGCGTAGTTTCTTGACAGGCATTTGTTGCTCAGTGCCTTGGTTTTGTTTTCGATTGCCATCAGCATCGTGCTGTAGTCGTTGAAGTCGCTCATGTTTAGCCTTTTGAAATGTGTGTGTAATGTCTGTGCAAGCTGCACTTTGATAGACAAATTTAGGGTCTGTGATTGCCAGGGTTGGCAGGGTCTTCTTTGCTGGTGTTTTGTCTCTCAGCAAGATGGGCAAGCTGGGTTGCAAAGTCACAATCTCGAAATAGGATAGGACTCGTTTGATCGCAATCGTCAAAAGTTTCATCTTGATTGTCTCCAATGATGTCTTGCAGTCTGGATTTCATTTTCATGTTGTCCTCACTCGTCAAACATTTCTTTGAAAGGGGCATCCATTTTAGCCGCTGTGATCTTGCGTTCATCAAGGGCTTTTTGGACTCGCTCAATTCGCAGGTTGCGATAGTGCTGGAGTTCTTCAATGTCATCAATCCAAGGGGTCTTGACAACATCAAACACTCGCAGTTCAGCCCTGCGACACACTTTTAGCTCGACTCGGTGCATGACGATTGCTGCAACATCTTCAGCATTGTTGGCTTTGATGGCCTCCACCAGAGCAACACTGTCATCAATAGCGTCAGAAATGTCTTCTGGGTCTAACTCTTGGACAATCGCATAACACTCGTACTTGAATCTTTCTTCATCGGTTGGCATTCGGAACTCCTGTTGACCACTGCAAAAGCGCAGTGATAGGACTGTCGCACAAAAAAAAGATGCGTGGAATAGGTGTTTTCCCTAGTACATAAAATTAGAAAACCCATCATACTGAGGTTTTTGGAGACAATCAAATGCGTTTAAACCAGACCCATCGAACCATTCTCAAGCGCCTATCAGGTGGCCCCAGGTCAATGCTCGACATGACCCACAGTGCGACAGACAACAATGCTGTGTCATACCACTATGCCAAGTACCTGCCTGATTTAGAGCAATTTGGCTATGTCATTAACCATCAAGAGAAGTGGCATCTGACTGAGTACGGGCGCATGGAGATGAATCGGGCCATCAGTGGTGCAGCCATGAGAATTGAGAATGGGTCTGTCAAAGAAATCTATGATGGCAAAGAACTGCGGAGGAATGTCCAGCGCCGTGGGTGCTATGATTTCTTGAAGTATCCAAGTCGCTTTGGCGACAATCAGATTTACAAAGTCTGATATGATGTTTGGGAATCCGGCTAGGGTAGCTCCTGAAAAGACGATTAGTCCCCGTCCTGCCGTAAATTCCCTTGGCGACTAAACCTATGACTTAAGGTTGATATGCAATTAATTCCCAAAAATTGGGTTTCTTT